ATAAGAGATGGGAAACCAGTGCCTGTTAAGTTTGCTTACATGAAAGATGTCCTGGAAGCACTTAATAGAAGACGTGGTAACAAGATTACAGAAATAAAAATGGGTTTGACCCAGGAACTGGAGCCTTGTGGCTTCATGTCTAAAGACGTTTGGTGGAGAGGTATAGCTGATCTCGTAATTACAGACGGTAGCACCGCGTGGATCGTGGATTATAAAACAAGTAAGTCTGCTAAGTATGCAGATAAAGGGCAGTTAGAACTTATGGCTTTAGCTACGTTTAAATACTTTCCCGAAATAAAAACTATTAATGCTGCGCTAATTTTTACAAAAGCTAAAAAGTTTGTAAAACACAAATATACTGATGACATGATAGACTCTTTGTGGGATAAATGGTTATCTAAGTTTAGACGTATGGAGGTGGCTTATGAAACAGATACTTGGAACGCCCACCCCAGTGGTCTATGTAAAAGACATTGCGCTGTAATAGAGTGCGTATACAACGGGAGTAACTGATGGCCTATACTAAATCACCTAGACCCTACAAGAAAGAATACAAAAAACAAAAGGAACGTGGGGAACACCCAGACAGAATGGAACGGCAACGTGCCAGACGTGCTTACGATAAAAAAGGAATAAACCGCAAAGGTAAAGACGTAAGCCATAAGAAGATGTTAAGTAAGGGGGGCAGTAACAAAGACGGCACTAGACTGGAAAGCCCTTCAAAGAACCGTGCAAGAAACGGACAAAAGAAAAAGAAAAAGAAAAAGAAGACATAATATGGAGCGAGTAGTTTGGACATTATTAATAATAAAGCGGTGTTACTTAGATTACGTGAACCTAACAAGGTAACGAATGTAATACCCAAAAGCCGTGAATTAGCGGATAATAAAGTATTGGTTAATTGGGGACTTGAAGAAGCACTGAGTCTCAAGAAGTTAAATATAAAAGTACCTTCACCTATTGAAGGTAGGTACGAGTGGACAGGTAGATACAAACCTTTTGAACACCAGAAGTCTACAGCCGCTTTTTTAACAATGAATAAAAGATCATTTTGTTTTAATGAACAAGGCACAGGCAAAACAGCTAGTGCAATATGGGCATCAGATTTTCTAATGAAACAAGGGAAGATACGTAGGGTGTTGGTTATCTGCCCGCTGTCAATCATGGATAGCGCATGGCGTGATGACTTGTTTACCTTTGCTACTCACAGGACAGTATCTGTAGCGTATGGTTCTGCGGATAAACGTAAAAAAATTATTGGAGAAGGGTCTGAATATGTAATTATCAACTATGATGGTGTCGCTATTGTAGCTGATGAGATAAAGAAAGGTGGCTTTGACTTAGTCGTTGTAGATGAGGCAACACACTATAAAAATGCACAAACAACCAGATGGAAGACACTTAATAAACTGCTAACAGACGATATGTGGCTGTGGATGATGACAGGTACACCTGCCGCGCAAAGCCCTGTAGACGCGTATGGCCTTGCAAAAATGGTAAACAAAAATTTAGTTCCTAGGTTTTTTGGGTCATTTAAAGATCAGGTTATGACGAGGGTTTCTCAATTTAGATGGATAGTTAAACCCGCCGCAACAGAAATTGTGTTCAACTCGTTGCAACCTGCCATACGTTTTACGAAGGAAGAGTGCCTTGATTTACCCCCGATGGTGTATACCAAACGAGAAGTGGAGTTAACAAAACAACAAAAGAAATACTACCTAGAACTTAAAAATAAAATGATTATGGAAGTTACAGGGGCAGAAGTTACCGCTATGAACGCGGCGGTGAGCCTTAATAAACTACTACAGATTTCATCTGGGGCTGTATACACTGATGCAGGGGGTATATTAGAGTTTGATATTAGAAACAGATATAAAGTACTACGTGAAGTCATTGATGAATCAAGCCAAAAGATATTAATATTTGTACCCTTTAAACACGCTATAGAAATACTCACAGAAAAACTACGAACTGATGGCATAACAACTGAAGTGATTCAAGGTAGTGTATCTGTACCTAGACGGACAGAAATATTTAGAACTTTCCAAACAACTAAAGATCCACGCGTGTTGGTGATTCAACCACAAGCCGCCGCACATGGTGTTACGTTAACAGCCGCTAACACAGTGGTCTGGTGGGGGCCGACAAGCTCATTAGAAACTTACGATCAAGCTAATGCACGGGTACACAGGTCAGGGCAGAAACATAAATGTACAGTGGTGCAACTACAAGGTTCTGCCGCTGAAAAACACGTTTACAAGTTATTAGATAAAAGAATTAACGTCCACGCAGATTTAATTAATTTATACAAAGAAATACTTGACTAATGTATTAATAGATACTATATGTAAGTTCTCAATGCACAGAGGAGGGTAGTATGAGTAGTGAAATAACTCCTGATAAGCTGACTAAAACGTACATTAAGATACGTGCAGAACGATCAGCATTATCAGCGAAGTACAAAGAAGCAGATGCTATACTGATAAGACAGCAAGATAGCATCAAAAGAGCGTTGCTCGACCATTGTGATAGACACAATACTGAGAGCGTAAGGACTTCAGAAGGATTGTTCTTTAGGTCTATTAAAACGAAATATTACACAGATGATTGGGATTTAATGTATGAGTTTATTAGAAAGCATAACGTCCCAGAATTTTTTGATAAGCGTTTGAATCAGACTAATGTGAGGCAGTTCTTAGAAGAAAACCCAGACGATGTTCCTCCTAGTTTAAAGATAGATAAGGAACAAGTAATCACTGTAAGGAAGGTAAAGAAATGAGTGAATCATTTGTACCCATAGAAGATTTAGCTAAACATTTTTCGGTTAGCATATCTACGGTACGTGCATGGGTGAGACAAAAGCACATACCAGAGGACACCTATATAAAGGTGGGATCTACATATAGATTTCGTGTATCAGATGTAGAATCAGCACTCACTAAGGTTAATACACGCGAAGATGTCAGTAATGACTTAGAAGTAGCTGCAACACCACAAACTGTTGAAGTTGAAGTAGAAGAAGACCAAATGGAATTTGATTTGGATGAAGATGTATAATATTTATAAACCTCTGGAAGGAGAGCGATAATGGAAATATATAAGATTGAGAATGTAGAAGCCCTATGGCCTAAGATAGACCAGACGTACCACTTTAACGATAAGGTTAAACGTACTATACCTTGTGGGCCTAGAGAAGATAATGCGGAGTATTCTATAGAGTTTCGCATGAACAAAGACGCGGCACAGAAACTGCACAAAGCTATGTCTGCGGCTTACGATGCGAACCGACCAAAGGGCGCACCTGACAAGTTAGCCATACCATTTGTCAAGGAAGATGACGGTATGTATAAACATAAATCTGCTATAAAGGGCCAATATAACGGTAATCTTACACATAAGCCTGTGTTAGCAGATAGCCAAGGTCAGAGGTTACCAAGTGACTTTAAACTGACAACAGGTAGTACAGTGAACATCTACGTACAATTCATCCCGTATAAAATGGGTCCAAATTCTGGCGTAAGTTTACGTCTGAAAGGTGTACAGGTTATTAAATATAACGAGTATACACCACCCATTGAGTTTGACGTAGTTGAAGGTGGATATACTATGGATGGGGAGGATACTCCTATAGATATACCACCTGTTAAAGAAGCAGATTCTTTTGACGAGGAACCTGTGAAAGAGCCGAAGAAAGCCGCCAAGAAGACAGCACCGCCACCGACAGCTGCCACTGATGACGACTTGAGCTCTATTGTCGATGATTGGGACGACTGATAATTAGCAATAGAAATCCACTGCGGCTAGGTTATACCGAAAAGGGTAATATGCTGTTACCTCTGCCGCAGTGTCTTTTGGAAACGGTGGGTGGAGATTATGGAAACAACAAAATTTTTGAGGAGAGTGCTAGGTGGTGATGGTTTCTACTGCTTCTGCGCTTTTAGTGAACAGCACAAGATAACTAAATTTTATACGTCTATTGACGCTGTTGCATCCGCATCTGATAGTTTAGATGCACAAGGATATGATATATATTTCGGACTATCTACGTTTGAGACAGGTAACTCACGTAAGGTAGACAATGTGAAGTACGTTAACTCGTTCTTTCTTGATTTGGACTGTGGGCCTAGTAAGGATTACCCTAATCAACGGGAAGCATTGAACGATCTACGTAGATTCGTGAAGAAGCTATCTTTACCAAAACCTGTTATGGTGAGTTCTGGTAATGGTGTGCATGCGTACTGGACGTTGGTAACCCCTTGTTCAGTGGACGCATGGTTACCTGTAGCACTGCGTTTAAAGAAATTATGTGTCGAACACGCACTGCAGGCAGATGCGGCTGTTACTGCTGATGCGGCTAGAATTTTACGTATACCAAACACACACAACCATAAGAGTGACCCGCCAACAGAGGCCAAACTCATAGGAAATATGGACTCAGCACCTGTTGTGGACTTTGATGAGTTTTCTGATTTGTTAGGTGGTGGTGTACCTAAAGAACAAAAATTTACGCCTAATGCTATGACAGCCATGTTGATGGATAATACAGAGAATGTGTTTAAAGATATTGTTATAAAGAACCAAAAAGGCACGGGGTGTGGGCAACTAGATAACATCATTAAAAATCAAGGAGAGATAAGCGAACCTCTGTGGAGAGCAGGTTTATCTATTGCTAAATTCTGTATAGATGCTGACAAAGCTGTACATTACGTATCTAAAAAACACATTGGATATGACTATAATGTTACAGAGGAGAAAGCTAACCTTATAAAAGGGCCATACCTATGTAATACATTTGACGAGTACAACCCAGATATGTGTCACGAGTGTCCACATTGGGGTAAGATAAAGTCTCCCATTGCGTTAGGCAGACGGATTAAAGAAGCAGAGGAAGAGGTAGAAGCCCCTGCTATGAACTTACCTAATTCACCACTAAGTAAGTATGTTATACCTAAATACCCTAGACCCTACTTTAGAGGTGCAAATGGTGGTATATACATACAAGTCCGTGACCCCGACGGAGACCCAGTAGACAGACTAATATACCATAACGACTTATATGTTGTTAGAAGGTTACGAGATGCAGAGATAGGTGAAGCCATTGTTATGCGCCTGCATCTACCAAAAGACGGGGTAAGAGAGTTTACAATGCCGCTTACTGCGGTAACATCAAAAGAAGAATTACGTAAACAGCTTGCTATGCAAGGTGTAACACTATCAAAAATGGATGAACTTATGCAGTATATAACAACGTGGGTAAACGAACTACAGGCACAGGCAGAGGCAGACGAAGCGCGTAAACAGTTTGGTTGGACTAGTGATGAGGGAGGTTCCTTCATATTAGGTAACCAAGAGATTTTTAAAGATAAGGTGGGGTTCAACCCACCGTCAGCGCAAACAACAGGTCTGTTCCCAGCTTTTGAACCCAAAGGGACATTAGAAGATTGGAAAGATACTATGAACTTTTACAACCGTGAGGGTTTTGAGTTACATCAGTTTGTTGTGGGTACATCGTTTGGGTCTCCCCTAATGCAGTTTTCGCCTATAAACTGTGCGGCATTACATATATACAGTAAGGACTCAGGTGTAGGTAAAACTACAGCTATGGCGGCAGGTGTATCTGTATGGGGAAGCCCAGAGGATTTAATTATTCACGAACGTGACACATTTAACACAAAGATGAACAGGGGTGAAGTATACCATAACCTACCTTTATACATGGATGAACTTACTAACACGCCTGGTAGGGATCTGTCTAATCTTGCGTATCAACTTACGGGCGGTCGTCAGCGAGGTCGTATGTCTGCGAGTGCGAATATGGAGAGACATCGTGGTGAAGCATGGCGACTTCTCGCTGTAACGACAGGCAACACAAGCATGGTTGAGCGCATAAGTATAATCAAAGCTATGCCAAAAGCAGAGGCGCAGAGAATACTAGAGTGTAGAGTTAAACGTATACATTTTGATACCAAGGCAGAAACAGATAAGTTTAGCGCTGACATAAAAAATAATTACGGTCATGCGGGCAAAGAATACGTTCAGTATGTTATGAACAACGTAGAGGACGCTAAAACACTTCTCACTAAAGTGCAGAACAGAGTAGACAAAGAAGCAGGGTTGACCGCTGAAAATAGGTATTGGTCAGTGCTTGTTGCTTGTACAATAACAGGTTTAATACTAGCTAAACGTGCGGGATTAGTTGACTATGATGCGGGTAAGATATTCGCTTGGGCCGTTGCTAGGTTGAAAGAAAACAAACGACAAGTAGAAGATATGAGTGTCTCAGTCGAGGAGACTTTGAATGACTACATACATGAACATTGGAGTAATGTATTGTGGATTAAAAGCACAGACGACTTACGTAATTCTGATGTCACACAGTTAGTTATTCCAGAGGCACTGCCTAGAGGTAAGTTAGTTGCACGGTATGAAACAGATTTAAAGCGTGCCTATCTAGTACCTAAACCACTGAAGGAGTGGTGCGGTAAACAACAGATAAACTATGCCTCATTTATAAACGACCTTACTACCAAACTTGGCGCTACGAGAAAGAAGATGCGTTTGAGTAGAGGTACACATATGAACTTACCTCCGACATGGGTTATAATAGTAGATTGTTCAATAGAGAATGAAGATAAGACAGGGAATACTGAAGACACATGATTTAAACCCTGATGGGGTACGAATTATAGTGAACTGGGATAACATGGTAACAAGTTCTTCTGTGTTTATCTTGTGTACAAATACCCAGGGGGCAATAGAACAAGCTAAAAAAATAACAGATTCTAAGGGTTGGGAAACTAAAAGTCAGGTTAGAATAGAAAATAATAAATTGGGGGTTCGCATTTGGAGGATTGTGTGATATAGGGGTAGTACATAACTACTCCGCCCACTTGACCCGTCTGGCTAGGTATCAACTACGAAGGCGGGTCACTTTTATTTAAATAGCTGAAGTCCTTGATCCCATTGAGCGGAGTTTTCTTTCATAGCTTGTTCTAATGCCGATGAGAACTTCACTCCGTGGTGCATAAGCTGCGTAGTTTTTCTATGTGCTTTCATAGATCTTTCTATAGTCTTCGCAGTAATCGTATGGTCAGGATGTCTTCCGTTAAACGTATTCATGTCTTTTTGTATATCTTGTAACTCGTCCCAGTCACCCATAGTGTTAGCGACATAGTATTTCTTCAATAATTCACTACGTTTTTTATTGGTAGCAGTGTCTATACCTTTAAGTATATTGTTTCTTTCTTGTTGGAATGTATATTCGGTAGGGGCGAAGCCAATAAACTGCCCAAACTTTTCACCTAGAGACACGTCATCATGTATAGGATCACCACGCCTGGTTTTATATCCACCTTCAGCATTTATTCTACCAATACCTAATGGAGCAACTTTAAACATATTTGCTATACCTGCAGGTAGAAGACTTTCAATACCTCTTCTTGTTTCTCCGTTATATAAGTCCATTCCACCTCTGAATAGTCGTTTGCCTGTACTTAGAGCGGGACCACCAAGATGAAAGCCAAGAAAGCCTTCTATATCATCTGGCCCTCTAACTTGGTTGTATCTGTTGTTTTGTATTAGCAATCCAGTCAATCTAATTCTGTTAGAAACATCCATACCTGCCATTGTAGGTACACCCTTAAAGAACCCTTCTCCAATAGACTTACGTACCATAGTATCAAAATCTTCTTCCTCGTCATCTAAGAATAGGTTCCAGATCATACTAACAGCACCGTATAATGGTATGCCGTACACACCTGCAAAGAATAATGCTGTGCCATGAATACCTGCAAGTTGTTTCATTGCAATTTTACGTTCTTCTTTAGTAAAGTTAGATTTGTCTAACGCTTGTTTAGTGGATTTGAGCATGGTGTAATACATCTGAAGCCCGTAGGGTTTATACATAAACGCCACACGACCCAAAGCGTTTTGAGATATACTTGGCGCTGTTTCTAACACAGTACCACCATTTGTTTCTTGTGCTTGGTATATTGCTGATCTAGCCGCTTCGTCTGCTTGTGCTGCGGTAGGTTGAGTTTGCCCTTTCGTAAGTAACTGATCTATGTGTAGTTTATAAGCTGAGAGTATAGTAACTTGTCGGTTAAATCTTTCACCGTGATTAAAAGGTATGGCAGAAAAAGCAGAAATTCTATCTGCATAACTACGTTCTCGACCTGATTCGTCTAACCCTAAAGCATCTTGCAAGAAAGAAGTTGTTAACAACCCTCGTTCTGCCGCCATTTGCACAACGGGCGCAAGTTTTATATATTCTTCTTTTAGTCCATCAGGAAGCTCAAGGTCTTTCTTTAGTGTGTAAGTACCATCCTCTGCTATATCATACATATCAACCACATTATTTTTTGCGTTTAATACTAACTTACCCATTGTACCTATTGCTGCGGCTGTTTCTGGATACCCATACCTTGCTCCTAAATAAGGCATAACAAATAAAGGAACTTGCGATAGGTTAACAAGAGCTGAAGATATATTAAATCCGATTGTGTATATAAACGCCCCTTGGTTTAGAGCTTTTGATATACGTTGCGACGGTGGATTTCGTGCATAATTAAGGCGTTTGTTTAATTCTTTTCGTATTTCTTCAAACGATTTTTTAGCTGTAGGAGGTGGGACTAACTTATCTATCTCTGTTTGTAAATTTTTTAACTTAGCTCCATACTCTAATCTTTTAGTTTGTCTTCCTAAATCGTAAGCCTTAGTGCTCATAGCAATCAACGAGTCAGGTATAAATCCTGGTGTTCCTTTACGTTTCTTTAATTGTTTAGCTAAAGATGTTTCTGGTAAAGTGTTTAAGAATAAGGTTATTATTTCATCTTTAACATCTTTCCCTATTCTAATAGTATTTCCATCTTTATCTTTTCGTTCTTTCCCTAATATATCTAAAGTTTGAGCAACGAAAGACGTTGGTGGGGCTTTTTGAAAATCTTCTATATTTAATTTTTCATTTTTCTTAATATCTATAGTTTCTTGTCTTACATTGGGGTTGTTTTTAAGGTCTTCTGCCGCATAATCACGTTCAAGTTCAGTAGCAAACATTTCAAACACGTAAGGATCTGCTCCTTTAGGCACGGACTCTGGCTTTAAATTGTAACTTAATATATACTTACCTTTACGTACCAAGGGGAAATACACATCTAAAGTACCTAATTTAAATATTTTGTTAAATACTTTACTTTTTAATACCTTAGCAGTTTCAACGTCAGTGCCCATAGCATCGTCAATACGACCGTTTATAGTTTGTTTAAGTTCATCGTACATTTGTTTATATGTAGTATTCATTTTATTATATATGTGTTGCCCGCCAGATTGTTTTAGAGAGTTCCATAAAGGTTGTTGTTGTTCCCATATAGCAAATTTTTCTGATTCAGGGTTAAGTTTAGAAGAATCATATTTGGGGTCAGAAAACTTTTCAGCTACAATATCACGTTGTCTTTTATCTTTAAAATATCTTCTTTTAACTTCACCTTTGTTATTAGTGTACTCCAAAATATATCTAGTATATTTTTCTTCTGCTTCTTTTCGTGTAAGTGTGGGATCTACTTGCTGTATGGTAGATCCATAATTTATATTATATATTAAATCGTCTAATATTATTTTTGCTTTAGGATTGTTCTTAGTCCATTGCACTAAAAGCTGTACGACTTTTTTTACTCTTTCATCAGACATATTTATAGCTCCACGTTGGCGTTGCATCGTCTCATCAGCATCATATCCTAACCTACCAAAACCTGCTCCTTGAGCTATATCCCCCACACCTTGAGAACCTACCAAAGATAAATATGCCTTTGTAAATTTTTCTGTACCCGTTTTTAAATATTCGTTTGATTCTGCAGCGAATCTAGTTCTGCCTGCTTTATCTATTTTACCAGCAAACATTTTATTTATTTTTTCTAGGAAACTTAATGTTTGTTTTGTTGAAGCGGGGTTAGAGTTAAGTTTCATAATCCCTGCGTTTCTAAATTCAGGCGCAGGAGCTAAAAGACCTTCGTATATATCATTACCGTTAATTAAAGTATCTAAGGCGTCTAGTGCTGTAGCTTCATCTTTAATTATTTTTGGGTCAAACTCAGGTATATATGTAAGAGCTACAGTTTTCTTACCTGTTATTCTACGGAAGAAATTAGCTATAATATTCTTTACTCTTTGAAGCGCACTTATACGTTCACCTTTGATATATATTGATGCCAGTGTTTCTTGAAACTGAGGGTTACTCATAACTTCTGCTACAAATTCTTGTAAGTTAGTTGACCCGTAAGCGGTGCCTGTTAAACCTTTAACAGCTTCAAACAAAGTATTTATTTGGTTTCTAGTAGGACTAGATTTGTTATCCAACTCTGCAGATACAGCAGCGTGGGCCATCTCATGTAGTAACGTGTGAGTATTTAAACCGCTATCTGCGTTTAAACGTATGGTGTTAGTCTTAGGGTCAAACGACCCCGCAGAATCCATAGTAGCTACAACTTTTAATTTTGTAGCACCTGCATATTTTATTAATCTATTAGCCAATTCAGCAATACTTTTGTTAGGTGTTGTATGTGCTAGGTCAGCTAACGCAGAAGATAATTCTCCATTTTTAAGGAAAGATATAGTTGATGGACGCATTGGTATATCCATATCAACTACATACTCTTCAGGAAGTTTTTCTCTATAAGGTTCCCAACCTTCACGTAAGTTCCAGTCTTTTGCACGTTGAGCTGCTGCTTCATCTCTAGCTACCGCTTTTCTATCGTTAGTACTAGTTGCATCTTTATTAACAAATGTAGCTCTGGTAGTTTCAAACCACTTTATGGCTTCGTCTGATAAATTATTATTAACCCATGTCCTAAATTTATTACCTGCTCTTTTGTTCATACCTGCATAATAAGCATCAGCTCTTGGCATACCTGTTTTTTGTATTTGACCACCTTCTACAGCAGATGCATATGCAGCGGCGTACAAAGCTTGCATCATGGTAAAATGTTTATAGAAAAATACATTTGGTTGTCGAGATTTAAACTGTGTGGTTTCTAGTATAACTTCCATATCCCGAATAGATAAAACATTTGGTGGGTTTTCAAAATCACCACGAAGCTCTTCATGGTATAACTTTACAAGATCTTCCATTTTACCATCAATGGTATTGCTAAACTCTTTTGCTAAACCTTTTTTAGTTTTTTCTGTTCTTCTTTCAGTATCTCTTGCTCCCGCTTTTTTCATTTCAGACACTCTAAAATCAAGAATAGCTTGAACTTCAGCTTCGTCTTCTATATTTTTTATAAATTCTTCAGCTTTTTTATATTTTTCTGCCGCAATTTTTTCTGTTTTACCTGTTTGAATGTCTGCTATAGCCACCAGCATTTTAGTGTTTAATGACCGTATTGCTTTGTCTCTACTATCCTTAGTATACGTGTTAGTATACGGAATAGTTTTAAACTTTGCTTTTAATTCATCTAATTTAGCTGTAAAGTTTTTCTTAACTACATCTATATTAGCTCTCCGACTCCTAGAAATAGTTTGCCTTGCGTCAATGGCATCCCCTGCTGCGTCTAAGTCAACGTCGTCTGGTGTAACCTCTTTTGGAGCGGCTTTTGCTTCTTTTAAAGCTTTTATTCTTTCTCCCTCTTCCTTAACAGTATCTAAAAATGATTTTCTGCCTGTTGCTTCTCCTGTTTCCTTAGTTAATTTAGCTGTTGGAAGAACATTTTTAAGATATATTTCACCTTCTTTTTGACTAAGATCTTCAACTTTTACACCTTGTTTTTGTTTTACTAACACTTGTCTTAGTATTTCTTTTTCATTATCAGGTGCGTTATCAACTATAGTTTGTTCAGCATCTGTTAGTGTAGCTTCCTTTGTAACATCTGGTGTAACCTCTATGCTGGTAAGCTCATTTAACCGTTCTTGCTCAGAAGGTTCTAAACCTATGGCTTTTTCTTTTAAACGAAGTTGTTTGATTTCTTCTTTTTCAGCATCTGTTAATGCAGTGGCTGCATCGCTTTCTCTATCATCAACAGATCCAGGGCCAACGTCAGGGCCATCCACTCCTGTTTCTTTAAGTGCATCAGACTCCTGGGCATCCGTATCGTCTGTCTCTGGTACAACATCTTGAACGCCAGCTCCACCTGCTCCCTCGACATCTGGTTCACTACGCTGTTCATTTTGTTTCCTTTTCCTTTTCCGTTCAGCTTCCATATGAGCATTTACATCAACAAAATCTGGTATTACATTAGTCGCTCTGTATAAGATTTCAAATATGTCAGGCCCAAGTTGTTTTTTAAAGTCGTCAATGGCGGCTTGTCGTTTTGCTGCATCTTCTATTTTAAGGGCATCATCTAATGTTCTTTTATATTGATCTAATACTTCTTGACTAGGTAAATCATACCTTGCAGCTTCAGCTTCAGCTTCACCTTGCTGTGCTTCAGCTTCACGTTGCTGTGCTTCAGCTTGTTGCTTTCCATACTCTAAAACTTTATCTATAGTTTCCGCTTGTTGAGCTTCTTGTGTTTTGTCTTCTATACCTATTGGACGATCTGGCGGCCCTTGCATTTCTGGCGGCCCTTGCACTGGGGGAGGTTGAGTTGGACCCTGCATTTCTGGCGGCCCTTGCACTGGAGGAGTATCATCCTTTAGTATCTCATCTATTATTCTTTGATTCTCTGCTTCTTTCCGCATTTCTGCTGTAGTAGCTCTTACATTACCTGCACCACCTACAGTACCACCAATTAGACCTGCGGCTACACCTGCATCTGTATATTCTGTTATGGCTTCTTCGTCTAATAATGGTAGCCCAGCCTGCGCCCGTTCAAGCACCTGTTGTCCTATCTCAGTGGGTATCTCTATCGTAGCACCGCGTCCCGCACCTTTAGCAACACGAGTAAATATACCTCCACCCTTCATAGCTTTACTTGTAAACATACCACCGACTAACATTCTGTCTACTATACCTTCCATAGTAGCTTGTGGTATAGCTGTTAAAAATGCTGCTGCTTCACTTACCTGACCTCTATCTCCTCCAGCTACATCAATTTGCCGTTGACGGTTCCAACCATAGAATAAAGGTATTTGAGAACCTATAGCACCTGCAAGACCACCAACTAAAGCTCCTGGAGCGCCACCAACCATTGCTCCTATTTTAGCACCTGCTATACCAGCACCGATACCAATACCCATTGGCCCTGCTGATTCTCCTAATGCTTGCCCAAAATAGCTTAATCCAGTTCCAAGACCTTCTACATCTTGTCGCCTTACCGCAGAACGTTCAGCTCTTTGTAGTGCAGCCTCGTTATCCATAGCTATGTCAGCGCCGTATTCTTCAAGCCCTTCAAGCCCTAAGATCTTACCAACGCCTTCCATACTACTACCAATACCTTCTTGGGTTAGTCTTGCGGTATTGGCTAGGCCACGGCCTAAAGCTGTACGGTTTGCATTTTTACGATTTTCTACCGCTTGTAGATATGCTTCAGTAGTTGGATGTATAACACTTGGGTCTGACGTAGCCGATTCACTTCGTATCATATCTTCAACGGCTGCAATAATTTGCGCTTCTTGTGCGCCTTCTGGCCCTTCTACTTCGAATAAGCTTCCATCTGGCCCTTCTACTTCATACCGCGCCATAGATATATTACCTTAGTTTGTTCTTTTTACGTTAAAATCACTGCTAGTTGGACTAGAACCCATCCAATTTGTACTTACATTTGATTGTCTTGCTCTAGCTTCTGATAGTGTTCTATCAATATCTCTAAGTGCTTTAGCTTCTGCAGGATTTTTTTCTTCCCACCTTCTCATTGCTTCTTGTTGTGCTCTAGCTACTTCTTCTTGAGCAGCCGTTATTTTGCTATTGTCACCACTTTGCATTGCGTTCCTAAGTTCCATTTCAGCTTGATTAACGCTTTGGAATATCGGATCAGTTTGTCTCAACGATGCAAGTTCTTCTAATAGTTTAGCTTTTTGTTGCATTAAATTATTTATGCCTGTTTGCGTAGCGGTTAATTGGCGATAGCTATCTAAACTTTGGAATTTTAATTTTTCAAGTTCACTTTCTGCTTGACCAGCTTTGTATGCCATACGAGCACCCGTAATATCACCTTTTCGAGCGCCACGTAATGTAGCTAAAAACTCGTCACTTATACCTGTTTTGGGTTGTTCTTCAGATGTTGTAACTTCAGGTGTTGTAACTGGTGGATAAGCTGGCCCAAGACCTTTTAGTGACCCTGGCCCAAACTTACCTTCTGATATATTACGTTCTTGTGCTTCTGGTTCTCCATCACCCGTAAGAGAATTTACCATTCCTAGCCCAGTGCCTCCCCAAAAAGAGGCTCTCATGGGAGAAAATTGACTTGATGTTGGTAAGCTTCCCAAACCTTTTGTGGCACGTATTTTAGGGTCAAGAGACTCCATTCTACCAGTTTTAGGGTTTCTATAAGTAGTTTGGCCTGGTTTAGGTTTGTATGGTACTTGTTTTGACCACATCTTGGGTACGTGTTTTTGAGCAAATCTACCTAATTTAGTAGCAGCAGGTGTACCTGCACGGGCTAATTTATACGCTAATAGACCACCTCTAAGTGCGCCAGTTCCTGCCCATCCAAGCCCAGGAATAAGCATCATACCATATGAGAGTGCATCTAACGGATTTTCTTTTGCCCAATCTATCGCTCGTGGGATAATACCACCATTAGCATACGTAGCCATCTGCCTCCCTGTTGCAGGTATACCTGTAGCTACTTGTATACCTCCTTTTGGCCCTTGTGCGGCTCGATTTATATTAGCTTGCATATCGCTTTGACGTTTTTCTAGTACACCCGCTATGCCTTTAGCTGTTTCATCTTGAGTTTTTTGTTCTACATCTTTAGAGTTTTGTTCTCTAATAGTAGCAGGATTAGTTTCAAGTTGTAACGCAATATCTCTCTCTGCATCTGCTAAACGTTTTAATTCACGTTCTTTAGCTAATGCTTCTATTAGAGACTGAGTTACACCTTGCCCTTGAGTAGGTTCAGGTGTCATATTTGGTATTGATTGGATTCCTTGGATTCCTTGTGGCATAATCATAATAAACTCCTAACTACCTAGATACGATTTAATCATAGACATAACATCCCCTGCGCCGCCTGCAACTTGACCAAATGTAGATGGTTGAGTGTAATTATAAGCTGTTGTACCCACAGGTAGTCCTTGTAGTAATGACTGCATATACTGAACTTGTTTATATGGATAGTCTCGTTCTTCTTCAAATTGTTTCTTATCTGCTAGAACACCTTCTGTTTCTATAGCACGTTCTCTAGCGCCCATATCATACAATTTATCTAATGCGGCTAACCCGTATTTATTAATTTCTCCTTGAGCTGCTGCTTCACGACCTTGCTCTACATTAAATTGATCTCTAGCAGCGGTGTAAGCATCACTATAGCCTCTACCTGTAATTGCTGCTAAAGTCTGCCCTAAATTTCTTTGCCCCTCTGCGTCCATTATAGCTTGACGACCTCCCCCAAACGCACCAGCTTTTGTTAAACGCGACGCAGTATCTAACCTATTTATTTCTGCTTGCCTTCTAGCTTCGTCAATTTGTGGTTGCAGTGCAGTGCTAAGATACGGATTCATGTACTGTTGTGCAATACCACCAGTAAACGTAGAAGGAGAGAATGTACCCATTTCTGAAGTAGGTATGTTTAAACTACCAATACCTTGAAATGCTTTAGTTTGTGTGCCTGTTGGTCCTGCAGTCAAAGGTCCAGTATAACCTTGATAAGGTTGATCGGCTAATGCCTGACCTTTACCCAACATATCTGTAACATACGGCCCTACCCAATTAGATAGGCTTGATTCTGTACCTATTTGTTGAGGGGTAAATGTAGGGTCAAAAGTAGTGTCAGCCATAATTTATCTCCTTACGCTATTTTTGGTAGTAACTTTTCAGGGTCTATTTCTTTACCCTGCTTACCATTTCCTGTACGTTTTTCACGTACTCTAACTAAAAATTCATCTAGCACTTTAGCACCTGCATCTGAATTACCATTACCTAAATGGCTTACTACGTCAGCGGGTATTACGTATTCTCCATCACTTAACGCTGCAGGTTCTACATTATCGATTGTAGCAGGTACTCGGTCAGCCATACCATCACTAGCCCCAGCTAAATATTTACCCTCTTTTAATTGCGCTATACCTCCTGCAGCCATAGTTGTAGTCTCAACAGGATTAGGATTTGGCAATGAATTTCTGTCTGGATCTAGAGGGAAGCCAAGGTCAGGTGTGGCATTAGGGTTAATATTAGCATCGGTTAAAACAGTTGCGATTGGCCCTCGTGGATCCGAATAAAAACCTTCTGGTTGATCCTCATTAAAAAAACCACCTGACGCTGGTTGTAGGGGTGCGCCGTACAAATCAGGTCGAGCTGCCTGCCGTCTTACCATAGGGTCTAATGATGCAAGTCCAGCCGCTTGTTGTATTGCAGGGGCAGTATCTACTTCATCAGGGTTTTGATAAAGAACATCGGAAAAATACCTACGTCCCATACTTCCTGGCCTACGATTAGGGTCAGACGCACGTACTACAGGCGCTCTTACAGCTTTATAACTAGGAATACCACCTTGGTAACCTTGTGGGGCAGATTTTGGATCAAACATACCTGTTAACCCTCCAATACCCCCAACAATGCCACCAGCTTTTACTGGATCAAATTTACCATCAGTATATAAAATACTCTTTAAAAAACTATCTTTTTCTGCTTGAGGTGCATCAATAGAAGGTGCGTTATAATAAGGCACATTTTGGTTTATCATCTGCCCAAAGCTAGATGAAATGTAAGGACTGACAGTAGTAGGAGTAGGAGAACTACTTCCAAATAGCCAATTCCAAAGCCCTGCTCCTGGAGTACCTGATATCATACGTAACCTCCAATTAATTTTAGTAATTCGTCTTCGTTTTCGCTCTCAGCATTTTCAAAATCAGAGTAAGGACTCATCATTGCGAGGAGGTTCTCATCTAATTCTACATTTTCTGAAGTATTTTGTAAATCTTTTTGTGGATTAAAATCTAATGCCGCCATATCGTAGGCTTCATAAGGAGATTGGTATCGTTTTGCTTGTTCAGCGGTAGCAAAAATATCGGGTCTAGTTATGTCATAAATATAGTCTAAATCAAACAATTCAGGCGCTGTACGATTTATATTCATAAGTCCAGTTAGTGTATCATCGCCTTCTTCTTTTGCTACCCCTTCTTCAATTTCAGGAGGTTCAATATTAGTGTTTATGAATGGATTGACTACCGCACTAATATTTGTCTCTAGTTTTGGATCGACTACTGTTTCTATAGGGCCAATAGGGGTTGGAGTTATAGCTGTTTCTGGGGTTGGAGTTATAGTTGTTCCTAAATCTGCATTAGTTTCTAAATTGTTAATTATAGTAGATACAGTATCAATATCTCCAGAAGTTACTTCTTCAGCAGGTTTTCCTGTTATTTCGGCAACTGCTTCTATGTCTACTGGAGTTCCTACAAACTCGTCAGCAGGTGTTACATCAAAATTAAATTCGCCTTGAATAGGAGTTCCTACAAACTCGTCAGCAGGTGTTGCACCTGCGGGTGACACTCCTGCTTCTTCTAATGTAGTAAACGTATCATCTATGGTCCTTTCTACAGGTGCACCTATTATTTTTTCTGCTCTTCCTGGAGTTAGTTCTGGAGTTGGAGTTGGAGTTATACCTGCGGGTGTATCCGCTATATCACTCTCAAGGTTTTCTATAACATTTGTAACGTCTGTATCCGTAATATCTGTACCTACAAACTCGTCAGCAGGTGTTACATTTAACAGGGCTGTATATGAATATGCGGTACGAGGATCTAAAGTTCTGTTATTTCCTGCACGAGTAAGAATACTTTTCCACGTATCATTTGGAGTGTTAGCTATAGTCTCTTTAGTTGCAATATTGCCTGTAGCCCCTTCAAAAAGTTTCTTTAGGTTTTGATTGCTTTCTAAGTTTAGAGACATTATATCGTTGAAATTTTCATTTCTTGCAAACGCAGGAGATGTACTTGCAGCTTCTAAATCAGTTATAACTTCAGGAGTTAAACTAGAAGGTATCTCTCCCGTTGCTTCTAAATTAGCTATAACTTCAGGAGTTAAACTAGAAGGTATCTCTCCCGTTGCTTCTAAATCAGTTATAACT